CTTAAACTTCTTACTTTCATTTATCCAACCACCAATCTCTTTCTGAATCTGTGGAGGAATCTTAATCACCATTACAGGACATCCATCCTGTAACTTATGCATCTCTAAAGGATCATTCATAATTAAATAGGTAATTTAGCACGGGAAGTTCTTTTTAGAAAATTAAGTTCCTGTGCTTCATACTTAATCTTTTCTTTTAAAGGTTTGGAAATAAGTTTCGGAACCGACTCCACATCAATACTATTCTTGTCACAAAAATGAACTATAGCATCTATGTAATTCATATCTTTATTAACGAGAACAAGTGATTCTATCTCTTCCGCAAAACGAGCAGGACAAAAGAACTTGCTCTCCATCACCTTCTCTAATTCATTTTTCGGCATCCGTGGTTGTCCCAGTATTGTTCTTAACAAATTCCTTTATATACCGCACTAATAATTTAATATAATCCCCTTTGTTCCTTTTGTCAAATACTTTTACCTCACCACCAGGAGTTACCATGATGGTAATTAATTTCTTAACAGGGATCTCAGTTAGTTCGTAATACGCAGCAGCATAGAAGGTTTCCTGAACAAAATAGTTCTCTAACCACTTCTCTGGTTTAATCTTCTCTGAAGTCTTAAAGTCAATGACTGCTAACTCGCCTTCATATTCTGCTATACAGTCAACTCTACCAGCAAGACCTAAGTATTCTGAGTAAAGGGTCCTCTCTATAGCGTGTATGTTATTTATCTTGTCCAGATATGGAGTAGCATGATGAAACATAAAACGAGTAGCAGGAAGGTAATCCTCCCAGACCATATCTCTATTTTCCAAATATGCTTGAGCAGCTTCGTGAAAATCTGTGCCACGGGTGGTTGCTTTCTTTGTAATACGATTTGCTTCTTCTATACCAACTCGCTTTCGCCAGTCAATAAAAATCTGTCTGTTATAGAATGATGTCACTGAAGTAATAGATGGAACCCACTGTCCATCAGGTAGTTCATACAACCTACATCCCGGAGTGTCTTTATTTTTTAATTCAAGATCACCTAAAAAATTACAATGGGTAAAACTCATAAACCAACTTCCATTTTAGCAAGAATGTATTCTTTGACTAATCCAGAACGCACGATATCTTCTACTCCAAACTCTACTATACCAACTGATCCCATATGACGAAGAACTCTCATGAAATCCATGATACCGTTCCTTTCATTCTGTTTAATTAAGTCAGTCTGGGTAGCATCTCCACAGAACATAATCTTTGAACTCTCACCTACTCTTGTTATTATACTATCAAGTTCGTGAAAATTCAAGTTTTGATATTCATCTACAACAATAATGGCTTTATCAAATGTTGTTCCTCTAATAAATGAGGTACTCCAAAAAGAAATAGTTTCCTGTGCTTTAAGATTCCCGTACAACATTTCAAAGTCTGCTTGAGTTGGCATCTCAAACATATATTTCACCATATTTTTGTAAGGGATTTGATAAAGTGAGGACTTGTCTTCATGATCACCAGGAAGAAAGCCAATTTCACGGGTACTAACCAGAGACCTAACAATATATATTTTTTCGTAAGGAGTTGTTTGATCCAGTACATCTGCTAATGCATTGTAGAGTGTGATAAATGTTTTACCCGTGCCAGCACATCCATATGCAACAAGATTTTTATCCTCTGCATAAGCATCAAACAATAATTTCTGATTTGCTGTAAGGGGTTCAATCTCCCTCATCATATCAGCATTAATAGGCTTCTTTCTTTTCATCTGCTTTGCGGTCATCCCGACCCCAATTGGTTGGTCTGATTTCTTTTTACGTGGCATAGAAATTAAAGAGTTTGGATTTTAGAGCCAGGAGCCTTCTGACATGCTTTCAGGACATCATTCCATCCTGGATGTGCTTTATGAAGTTTGTCTGCCCATTCTCCTACTTCTCCCACTCCCGCAGCTCCTTGAGACCAATCTCTATCCCAATCAGGATTCTCTTTTCTCCACTCTCCATATGCCGTCATTGACATAGAAAGTACTTTAGTTTCTTCAGTCTTTAAATTTTTAACAGGGTATGTTGGCATTTACTTATAATAATGTTTACGATTATTTATGAAACCCAGTCAAGAGCCTCCGAAACAACAGGAAATTGTTGTTTAAAAACTTTTCTAACATTCTCTACAAGATCCATATGTTCCTTTTGTGTACCATGTGCTGAACGTAAATCAATATAATGAATCCATGAACGCACACTGCCTGTCATATAAAGACGAGTAGGTGTAGCAAGAGGTAGTACAAACCGAGCACACTCCTTAGCAATACCTGCATGAAGCATACTCTTATAAAGATCTATGCCTGCATCAAAATGCTTTCGCATATCTCTATTAAATCTTTCAACGACATCGGGATCTACATCATCAATACTATTCTGTCTGTTCTTATCATCTTGACGACGTAATTCAGGTAAAGGTATATCCTCTCTAATATGAGAGACATCCTGATACCGTTGAGAGAACTCTTGATATGTAAATGACCTATGCCTGAGTATCTGTGCTGCTAATCCTCTTGTAGTATTAATTTCCAAAGTCATAAATGCCTGTTCAAAGACACTCCAATGACCATGCTTAATACAATATCTTAACAATCCAGCAAATTTCTCATTCTCCTGGTTCTCAGGGTTACTCACACGAGCAACATATGCAATAGTCTTCTCCGCATCGGGAGTAACACTTACTAATTTAATCTGCGTATCCGTCATCGTCATCAAAGACCTCATCGTAATCAGCAATTTGTGGAGTCATCTCCTTATAATTTTCATATCTATAGGCATCTACATCAGAATAAACCTCCGACTCTAATGCATCCACTAATAACTTCATGTTTCTAATAATGAGTTTTAATTTTTCCTTATCCATTTTGTTTCTCATTATTTAGAAGGGTGGGAGGTTGGATTAATGTATACCAACAAGTAAGGGGCATTGCTACATTCGTAGATTTTTACCTTACTATCTGAGACCCGACTGGTAAGTCGATTCACCTTGCGGTGCAGCACCACCTGTGTCTCATCACCTTAACTAGCCTTATGCCAGCAAGTTTATTCAGTCACTCCCGTGTTGAATTCGTCAATCCAACAAGAAAATTATAGCATAAAAAAAGAAGGGGTCAAGCCCCTTCCTTATTTCTTAGTCCAAGTAAGACTTATTCACTATGAAGAAACTAAACAATACTGTTTTTCCTCCGTATGCTTAATCCCCCTGTAGGTAAGATCAGCTTTGATTTTCTGACAAGATCTCTTGTCATTGGTGTCGTATGTTACACCTCTATATGTGACTTGTGCCATTGTGTTACTCCTAAAGTAGTTGGATTTTAAGGCCCCGTTCCTTTAGTCGTTTGCGTCCCCGAAAGGATGAACGTACCCGTTCCGCGACTTACTTGCGTCCCTGATGGGATGAACGTGTGGATATGATAACATATCTGTACTATATATGCAAGTTTGTATTCGTTGTTACCATTTGGTATCATAGTGATACCATTTTTTACCGCTTATCATTAAAAAAACCAATATCCGACCACCCTTTATCATCTATAAAAAAATCTGCATGGGGTTTACCCAATCTTAACTGATCAAATTTACAACCCCAAGATATTAATTGATCATACGTCAGGTCATATAAAATTTCTTCGGCTTTAAATGGTGCATCTGGGTCATCACCAAACCTACCCATCCCTCTTGCACTAAAATATATGATGTAATGCTCTCTATCATATAGATCATTTATAATCTTAATCCTATCCATCCAAGGTTCTGCTAGGTGATAGTCCCTTCCTATAGTGGGAGTACAAATAGTCCCATCAATGTCAAAACAATATCTCAATGACCAATATCCTCTATCATATCAGGACATAAAAGTGCTCCTGCTAATTCTCTTGCGTGAGGATTAGCATCACATAATTTCTTTAACCATATCCTTTCATCCAAACTTACAGTATCATCTGATATGATCCGACAACAAATGTCCGTTAATTCTAAACGGTATCTAGTACTTAACATAGTCCAAAACCACACTCTAAAGGTTGCTCTTAACATTATCTATAGCCGCTGGTAGTAAAGCATATTCTACTCTTTGAATTGCTTTTGTTAATGATTCTACATCATCATCAGGTAAAATGGGAACTTCTTTTTGAATTATTACTTCTCCACCATCTAATTCTTCATTAACATAGTGAACACTAACACCTGTAGTATCATCCCCACTTTCCAATGCTCTTTCAATCGCATGAAGTCCTTTATACTTAGGAAGCATTGATGGATGTAAATTAATAATCCTGCTGGGAAATGCTTCAATTAATTTTGGAGAAATAATTCTCATCCATCCTGCAAGTACAATAAGATCTACTCTCCAGGCTTGAAAGAGTTGTATAATTTGATCTTCATCCTTACTACTAATACGAGCATGGGGAATGCCCAATTTATCTGCTCTCTTTGCTGCTCCACACTTCCTTTTGTTATGAATCATTAACACAACTTCATCCTTTCTACAAGTACGCACTATGTTCTCAAAATTTGTACCATTTCCAGAACACATTACGCCTAATCTCATTTTTTTAACAAACGATTGGGGAAAAATTGAGGAGGAGCCATTCTCTCTTTAATTATACGCTCTACTTGTCCCTTATCTAGTCCACAAAGCGAGCGACAATTATCTAAAGCAATTAAAATACACTCATCATCTGTCCAGGGAACTCTTTCTGACCATCCAGTTGAACTTTTGTCGTTAGGCATAAATTTAGGTTCAAGACCTATTTCCTTCATAGTCATTATTTCCAGTTCTCATAAGGTGGTTCTTCTTCACCTACTCTATAGGTAAAGTTATCAGTATCAAAATAAGAGATACCCGTCTTCCCTTCACGTTGATCCAGCACTTCATTAATAAGGATCTTCATCTCTTTAGCAAACATCTCCGTGAATAATCTCCGAGGTCTAACAAGAGCAGGTTTATGCTTTGCTGGACCTCCTTTGTAATTAGGGTCAACAGGAAGACTCATTCCTTGCGTGTCTATCTTACTAATAGGTTCTTCACTCATAAAGGTCTCCCATTCTTATCTACCAATCCCAGTTTCTTTATGTGATGAAGATTAGATCTCTTACCCTTTTTAATCTTTTTATACTCTTTGATAATTCTATCTATCTCACTGTTGGGAATATTAACTTTCAATTGTTCATCTTCCTTCCCTACAAACCCCAGTCCTTTATCAGAAGACTCATCATTTTGTTCTATATACTCGTTTATATTTTCTTGAATCTGATCACGAATGATGGCATCTATTTCAATCCGCAATTCAGCTTCCTCTTCTTTTTTCATTTTCTCTTCCTCCCTTTCTTTTCGGGTTTCTTATATCCCCATTGACTAGGATTCACGGTGCCATGACCATAATCAATCTTCTGGATTGCACCTTTCCCATACTTATCATAATAAAAATCAAAAACATTTACCATCTTTCCAGAACGAGTAACATCTAAACGTTCCTCTCCATCTACCTCATAAGTAACATTAAAAGCATCACTAGGAAGTTTTCTATCGTCTGCTTTGTCAGGAGTAGTCTTCTCCAATAAAACTTCACACGAATAATCGGAAGGGTCAAACTTTACTTCTTCTTCTTTCTTTTCTGGACCTGACACTTGCTTTTCCCCTCGCTTAATCATTTCACCCTTTACATTAAGTCCCATCAACGCTCCCTCCAAGTTTGTGCCATCATAGGATAAGCATCCATTACATTCTGTTTAGAAATCTTATACTTATCTTCCAATTTCTTATCTTTTACAAGTACTAGTAGCTCTGCTTCTCTAGGATGAAGTCCCTTAAGAAGATTAATAAACATCATTTCCCTACGAGTTTTAGTAAGAGTATCATTACCACCACGAACAAAATGATATAAATTCTGCCATTCCTTACGTAAAGAAGTTTTACTTCTACCATCTAGATCTTGAGCAGTCGCTGACTCCCCTCCTGCTGCCTCTCTACGCAGGTTTTCTGATAAAGAACCCTTATATACTAGTTGCTCCTCTTCATCGCCATAGGGAACCTCTCCTTCAGGTAAGACACTCACAATATTATCATCAAAGTTCCACTTTAAAATAGATTTAACAGAATTATCCTCATACTTTTGAAGAACTTCAACCTTTCTAGCATTAGAACGCTGATTAGATGCGGCTTCTAATATCTCATATACAAAAGGATTTTGTGGAAGTTCTGGTATGGGTGCTGCTTTTTTAGGAGCAGTTGCTTTTAAAGTTGAATTGGATCCAGTCGGTTTCTTGGAAGTAGTTTTCCTAGTCCTCTTCGTCGTTGTCTTCTGCGGTGTCATAATTGTTTTCAAATCGAACTGCTACAATTTCATCGGGAAGTAAGTTCCCATTCTCATCTAACATTTCTGGATGAGTATACACTATCTGCGGTGTAGTATCGTAAGAATGTTGTCTTGCCATCCATCCTATCATACCTCCTACTAATAATGCAAGGAACGACACTACTGTCGTTAAAGTTAATGTTACTATGGTCATATCCATTGCCATGGTACACCTCCAGCGTGTTATGTTTTTCTAATGTCCAGGTAAACATTAAAGTGAAAAACAATTTCTCTGTTCCAGAGGGAAATCAGTTTTCCAAATTTTACCTGTAGGGTCTTTGGTCGTTCTGGTTTCTTCCTCCTATTACGTAACAATAATTCAACCCCTCTGTTAATCTCCAGAGGTTTGCTTTTATTTAGATCCTTTTTTTCGTCTTCCTGGTTTTCTGTCATTACGATACCTCACTGCATCTTCAAGGATGCTTCCTAAGTAGTTCATTATCTTTCTTGCTTGTGGTTTAGGAATATGTCCATATGCCTCACGCAATTGTTGATGATTACTATCACGACCTCCTTTAATATATTCCTTAAGTTCTAATACTTCATCTGCCAATTCTTTAGCAGTAGAACTTTGAAGAAAGGCATCTACCTCCACTTTCTTTGTCTTGCGATACTTCAAAAACTCATAGAATTTAAGTTGCATCTTTCCTTCAAACGCATATTCAATGGCATGTTCTATCATGTCATATACATTTTCAAAATCGTCTTCAGGTTTCATTAGACTAATTTTTTCTCCTTAAGATACTGCACAGTCTCGGTACAACCTCCTAGATTGTCCCCATTTAAAACTACCTGTGGGAAGGTAGACCCGTTTCCAAACTGATCATAAAAACTTTGTCTATCAAAGTCCTTATCAAGTTTATATATTCTGTGATTAAGTTTAGCAAGTTCTAATACTTCTTTAATTTTTACGCAGTAAGGGCAACCCTCACGAGAATAGACAGTAAAATTTTGGAGATCGGCCATTGGGGTTTTATTAAAAATTTTATTTATTAATTCTCATATAATGACAGAAAATCTAAGTAAGATTCTATTTCTGTATAAAGACCTTTGGCACTCTCATCAGAAAGAGGAGCACCAGGTCCGTGTTCTTCAGGAGTATGAAGGGGTTTCTTCTCTTCAGCCATTCTTCTTTCTCCTTAGGTTATTGGGAAGAGGAATCACTCCTAAAGCAACTCTCTTTGCATTCTCTTTAACTGGTTCTACAACCTCTTCTACTTCCTCAACTGGCCAAGGACGATCATAACTCATTGTTTGTTCCGTCTCGAAAGTTTCTTCTGGATTACCTCTACATATCTTTTTATGCGTTACACTCACATGATCCACTCTAAAGACGGGATCAGGAGTTTCAGTTCTCCCAAGTTCAACATACTCCACGTATGAAGTAGACTTTGGTTCCACAATTGGAACTACTTTTTTTTCTTTAGGCATTAGATTCTTCCTTTTGTTTAATGTTCTACCAGAATGATTGGCAGTTGTCAATCTCTCGCTATCTCCTCATAAAATGTACGTCCTCCATATCCTATCATAACATTCCACCAATTTCCATCTAGGTCTTCTCTAAACGCTTCTAGGATGGACTCTGCACCATTATTAGTAGTCCATTCACGCACCCACCATTTCTTATCATCATCCCATCGGTACCCTTTATCTATTAAATTATCCGGATTCATTGTTATTCTTCAAAGGTTATAAGATTAGTATATTTTTCATACAATTCCTCACACTTTGGTTCACTTTTTCTACACTTCCATAATTGCTGCAGAATATATTCAAAATCATCCATAGGAACTACTACTGAAAGAGATCCATTCACGGTAGGTTCAGTCATCTTTTTCTCCTCGGTACTTGAATTGTCCATGATGGGGATACCAAATCAATCATCTCAAAATTCTTCTCAAACTCCTTCTTCCTTTTCTTTGCTTCAGCCTCCCTTTTGACTAGTTCAGCTTCACGTCCTGGTTGAGGTTGAATGTCTCCATACTTAGGAATCTGGAATCCAAAAGACTGACACTCTTCTGAATCTGAGAGATCAATATTACATTCTTCTGCATAATCCCAGATAGCTCTATCTACCTGCTCAAAGAGAGAATCAAATGTCATTCTCCGTCTCAAATCATTTGAAATATTATCTACGTGTTCATCTGCTAGATCAATTCCACATGGTCTTGCCTTAACCAATTTGTTAAGATCGATAACAATCTTACAATCATTATAAATGGCCATTAGTTTTACTCCTTGGGTGAAATAATAATACGATTATTTTGATAATCGGCAACAAATTCAAGTTCTACGTCGTGTTCCCACATTAACTCTTCATATAAAGCATTAAGTCTTTCCATGTCTTCATAGAGATCATTGATATGATGGTGGTCTTCTTCCATTAAGCAAACTGCCTTAAGTGTTGTAGTATATATTTGTATGCTTCTACTATATCACCTTCATCCTTTCTAAACAAGTCCTTATCAAATCGTTCTCTAGTTCCTTTCTTCCAAAGTCGCATATTGTCAGGTGATAATTCATCACCCAAAAATAAATCGCCGTGAGCATCATAACCAAACTCCAATTTAAAATCAACAAGATCAATACCCATAAGGGTAAATAAAGATTGCAACTGGTGATTGATCTCCAGTGCTTCTTCCTTCATAGGTGCAGGATCAATACCCATTAATCTTACACGATCATATGTAAGTAAAGGATCATCCTTTGAATCATCTTTCAGGAAGTACTCTACTATAGCAGGTTGAATGATAGTTCCCTCTGAAACGTTAGTATTCTTTACAATACTCCCCGCAGCAATGTTCCTAACGATAACTTCTACAGGAATGATATCTAACTTCTTAACTAATAAAGTATCAAGAGAGGGACAATCGATATAATGTGTCTTGATCCCACAGTTCTCCAACTTCTCAAACAATAAAGCAGAGATGAGACAACATACCTTACCCTTTTCTGGTGGATACTCTACATGTTTACCATTCCATGCAGTTACTTTATCATGAAAATGTATATAAACCTTTCCAGGTTCATCCGCCATCCGATAAACCGATTTTACTTTACCCTGATTTAATAAAGATTCTGCCTGTAATAAAGGGGTTCCCTTTGTATAAAAAATATTTGGTTGATCTGTACCTGGATCTCCACTCATAATTTTATTATTTTTTTTATAGTATACATTACCAATCGGGATATGTCCAATCTCCTATATCCTTTTTTCTTCTGGACTTTATTCTTTTTATAGTACAATTCTTACATTCATAAGAATAAGAAGAAGCAAGTTTCATATTTTTCCTCACCCTATAATAACCATTCAACAAATTTTTTCTCTGACGACAGACTCTACATA